CTAACAGAAGGATATGCAGGTTGAACTAAACCATTATATAATAATGATTGTGTTTTTTTATCTATTTTCATATCACCTAATGATCCATCTTTTAATGTATTATAAACATTATTCATGTATTGTTTAGATGCTTCTGCTTGTTGAGCTTGTTTTAATTGTTGTTCTTGTAACTTTTTGGCTAGAAGCTTTTCTTGCATTGCGTCTAATTTAGGTTTAAACTTCATTGCCTGTTGTTCCAGTTTACCTAAATCTTTCCAAAGTTCAATTTCTTCTAAAATTTCTTCAGGTGTACCATAACCAGTATTTGTTAAATACTCACGTATAATTCCTTCTTGTCCTGATTCAGTTGAAACATCAAGCTCAAAAGTTTCTTCAGCTTGTGCTAAACTTTTAAATAAACTTTTAAGATCTGTACCTCCATCAGCAACATACTGAGCTGCAACTTTTAGTTCATTAGGAAGTGCATCAAAAAATTGTTTAGGTGTTTCACGTCTAACTTGATTTTTTATTTCTTCCATGTTTGCCTCAAGAAGCTCTTCAATATCTTTTGCAGAATATTCATTTAAAGGTTTATCATCATCAAAAGCAAAAATTTTTTCTGCTTTTACCATTTTATTTATAACATCTGCAAAGCCGTCAATAGATTTTCTACCTCTAGTTTTAGTTTTTTCATTATCATCATCATTATCATCATCATCAAAATCCAATGCACCTAAAATATCTTCCGCTGCTTTTTTATCATCCTCATTTAAATCTAAAGATGATAGCTGTGTTTCATCATTCTCATCTTCAGGTTCATCATTTAAATTTTTATTTTCAGGAGATTCCGCAAATGAAAAATCAACATTTTGATTAGGTCTTTCAAAAATATTTGGTTTTTTATTTTCTTCAGGTAAAGTTATATTATCCACTCCCGCGCCAAACACTTCATCAATATCAATGTCTATTTTTTCTACGGTGGTGTTTTCCATGTTTTGTGTGTTACTCATAATATTTGGTTTTTAATTTAATTAAGCTGTCATATATAATATAGGATAAACATTTCAAATAAACTTAAATTATTTGATATTTATAATAAGTTCTTTCTAGTATTATAGCTAACGCTAAAAATTTTTTTCTAAATAAATTATATTAGTTTTGTGATTATTTATTTTTCTTCTTTTTATTTTCTTCACTATTAGCTTTAACATCATACTTATTCTTATTCTCTCTAGCTATTTCCAAATTTGTATTTGCTATAGATTGCTGTGTTCTAAGACGTTCTCTTTCAATATCCATTTTAGATTTTGCTTCTGATTGCTTCATGATGGTTTCATCTCTTTTCATATTCATCTGCTCTCTATATCTTGCAGTTTCTTTCATATCATTCATAGCATCTTTAAAATCAGAAACTTGATTAAGGTTTATATCCGATTGTGCGCCATATCCAGCAGCTCTAATTTCAGCAATCATTAAATCTGTTTGTCTATTCTTTTCATTTTCTTGCTGTTCAAACTCAAGCTTCATTCTAGCTTCTTCTTGTTTTGATTTAATTTCTTCTTGCTGTTGCTGTTGTTGTTGCTGCATTTCTTGCTGTTTTACTTGTTGCATTCTGATTTCAGCATCTTTAAGTATATCTGAAACTTCTGCAATTGACTCAGCTTTAATTATATTTCCAAGATCGTAAATGCTAGCACCAGAAGTATTATTTGTTAAAGCCATTTGTTTTAATTGATCTAAAATAGCTCTATGATTTGTTTTAGTTGTAGTAAATATATTGAAGTCACGTAATAAAAGATCCGTTCCATTTATCACAAAGTTCACTTTTTCAGCTTCAGTTGTTATATAACTTAACCTAACACTTGGATTAGTACTATGATAAAATTGAGATAAATCGGTTCTCATTTTATGAACTCTAGGCATAAGTTGGTCTGAATGTTGTGTAAAGTACATTTCTGTTTGAGCATAGGATTGATTTAATGCTTGTACTACACCGGTAGCTGTTTCTTGACCCATAGGAGCCCCTAAACGTTGTTGATTTACACCTATTGCCTCAAATGCTTGTTGTTTAAAATAGTTAGCTAATTGTATCCTTGACATTAATCTATTAGTCTGTTCTAAATTTAAAGTTTGATAATGATTAAAGTTTGTAGCATTTTCTGTATTTGTAATTGATGTATCTAATGGCAACATGCTAAAATCTTTCATAGCAGTATATGCCTTAGCATAATTATGTTTACCCCAATCTTCACCCATTGAATGTCTTGGTAATGCATTTTGGTCAAACATAATAACCGTACCCAACTCATCAATAAGGATATCTGCAATTTGGTTATTAACCATATTATATCCAATCTGATAAGCTTTCATTAAATCTACTAGTGATGTAGATCTTGTATTTCTATCTGAAAATACACGCCCCTCAATAGGAAGTTTACAACCATATATTGTTTTATCACCTTTGAATTGAAATGGTATTCTTCCAGGTTTAGTTCTATTTATTCCTAAATATATTGGGTTTATGTTATCTCCCATATTAGATCTCCAATATGCCGGAAGATTCGGTCCTATTTTAACACCACCACATACTTCATTAATCCAAATCCAATCTATGTGTTCACCTTCAAGTAAGTTTTCTTTAGACTTTTGTTTAAATATTGTAGTGTCGTATACAGGAGTTTCAGTAATTTTATAATTCTCATCAATAATTTCTTGAATGATTTCTCCATCTTTTTTAATTCTGGTAAGATGTCCAAGTTTACGTTGAGTTTTCCAGTATGTTGTAGTAACACGCATTAATTCAGATTCACCCCAAATACCTACATCCTCACCTTCATTTAAAATCATACTTATAATATCCCCACCTTTAGCCGGATCACTTGACCAATTACTTACATATCTTCTGTAATCTAAGCCAGGCATTTGTGTATTCCATTCATGTGAACGTGAAGAATCATAATATGAACCATCATTTTGGTAACCATTGACTTGATATAATGCAGATCTTGCCGGATATATTTCTTGTAATGAATGTAATTGTTTTTCAGTCATTAAATACCCATATTTATCAACAACATCAGATACAGTCATTAAATCAATTTTACCAGCATAATTTGCATTAGATATATATCTAACATCTGGAGACTTTTGATAGAATGTTAATACAGGATTCCAAAGTTCTAAATCATAATCATCTTCCAACATTTTAAAATGCCAAAATTCTCTATCAGCAATAAGCATATCACGAAAAGCTCTTTCCTCAAGTTCTTGCATTTTAAATCTTTCCTCATCCACTTTTAATTGATGACTTGCCCATTCTTCAATTAAACTTCTATAGTCTTTGCTAAAAAAATCTTCAATTTCCGGTAAAGATTTTATATTTTCAGGATTCAGTTGTTGCTTTGCTTCTTCAGATGCTGGATCCATTCCCATGTCAATCATCTTTGCTTTCAACTTAGCATACGCATCTGAAAGTAAGTTTTCTTCAATCATGGCTCTTTTATCCTCAAGCATCTCATTATATGAGGTATCATCAACAGCTCTAAATTGTACCTTTGAATATCTATTTGAGAATTCTCCGGAAAGAACATTTATAACATTTGGAATTATCGGATAAAACTTTAACTCTAATGCGGAACCATCTTCCTTTGTAAGGACATCCATTAGATCTTTATATTCATTGTCTTCTTCAACAATGTAATCTGTTTTGTCAATAATACCTTTAGCTAATTTATAATTTTTTAAAAGTTTTCTTGCATTATATCGCAAGAACTCAATACCTTGTAGTTCTAACCAATCTATATTCCAAGCAAACCAATCATCATTTTTCTTTTTGGCAGGTAAGAATTGTATAGGTTGTGTTAAGCTAGATGAAGCGGCCTGACCTTCACCCTTTGCACCATTTTTTAATTGTAAAGCGTTAAATACTTTCATTATCTAAAATTTTTAAATCCACTCCTTCTAACCTTGTCTTGTTTATTTAGTTTAGAACGACCTATGTTTTTAAATGGACTATACTTTAATTTATATAAATTTTTTGAGTTTTGCAAGAAAGAATCAGTTTCTTTAATTTTTAAATATCCCCTATTTGATTGCTGTACTTTAGCAAATGCAATTAGTGCCGCAAAAGATACCAATCTATCCACGTTGACTCCAGGTTGATACGCAAGCATTTCTTTTAATAACATAGGATCTGGGATTCTTTCAATACCTAAAATTGAGCTAATAACATTTCCTTCGTCATCAAGTTCTTCATGTATCTCTTCACGTAAAAATTCAATAGCATATGAAATCAAATGGCTCTTAAAAAGATTTCCTGTATTTTTCCACCCATACTCTTGATATACAGTTTTATTAGACCCTATATCTTTAAGAAATAAAATTTGTTGTTTTGGTACAAGGTATTTTTGTTTTTTCTTAGACATCATATATTGAATAAACAATGATATGTTGTTTTCTACAACCGTCCAAGCATTATACCATTCTATGATTAATTCAAGTTGTTTATGTGTTTTGTTGATATCATCATATCTACCACACCATGCAGCAACCAACTTGTCTTGTTCAATTATTTGTTCTACACCTTCTGGAGTTTCTCGTGTTATTTCAATAGCATTTTTATAAACATAAATACTACACAAAGAATCTGATGTTGTTGTCTTACCTTCTGATACGGGGTCAACAGAAGCATAGTAAGCACCCCACTCTGGATTTTTTACAGGTCTTTCCCAAACAACTAAAGAACCGCTTTTATCATGCATTTTCTTATCTACCGGAAATGTAGATATTGGAAGCTTAGATGTTCTTTTTGCTTCTATTCCTTTTTGCGTTCTTTCTAATTCTATATGCTCATAAGAGTATTCTTTATCTTCAATTTTTTTAAGTTGTTTTTGAATGATTCCCGGTGGAAATATTGATTCTTTTCTATAAGCAAATCCTTCAGCTATGTTAGTTGGTTTTTGTGATATACGTAATTGGTATTGTTCCGGATTTAATTTTAATCTCCAATCTTCACGTTCTTTTTTTATTGCGTTTAAAGCTTCAGTTACTTTAGAGTTACCGTAATCATCAATATAAGGTGGCATAGACCATTGTTCAGGTATAAATAGACCTGCTAGTCCAACTGTACCATCTGCGTCCATTAGATCTGTTTCTACGGCATATATATCATTTGCTGTAGGATTAAGAATCATATCTTTCAGTGGTTCGCATTGATCAAGATCTCCAACAGATCCTGCTGCTATAAACATACCTGTTGTCATCATACCTGAAGACATTGCAGGACGTAAGTATTCATATGTCTGCATCATCTTTGGTGCAATACCCGCTTCTTCATGGAAGAAGTATGTAGTTGGCCCCCCTACACCAGTTGTTGCATTCTTTTCAAAAGAAGCACCTTGTATTTTAGATTTTAAACCTTTTTTAGTTTTTCTATTTCCTATTCTTACTTCAATTTGCTGTTGCCATAGTAAAACTTTTTCGGGATTGCTAGGTCTGTACCATGCTGTATGTTCATTAAGAAAATCTTTATATTCATCTAAAAATTTCCAAGAACCTTTATCATTAATATAATCTTTAAGAGATGCACCAATTTTACAAACACTACCTTCTTCAAACCAGTAAGTATTTATAATTTTACCCATATGAAAATAAGAAGATGCTATCTGACGTTTCTTAAATATAGCCGCATGTTTGTTGCTAAGTTCTGCTAATAGTTCATATAATGCCATATGGTACTGAGCATCACGTACTTTAGCAAAACCATAAGACTTTTCCTCTTTATCATAAATAGGAAGGAAATTTAACCACATGTAATAATCCCTAGTAAGATACCAAGTTTTATTTTTATTTTTAAATATTACACCTTTTCTGCATTTATTTTTTTGGTCATCCCAATAAGTAATAAAATCTTTTGATCTAAGGGGTGCGTTGCAATAATAATTTCTTTTATTAAATATTTCGGCTTGCTCATTAAATATTGAAGATGTCTCATCAAAATCATATTGGCCAGGTTCTTTAAATAATGATAATAAAAAATCCAACCACTCTTGATCAGTTTCAAAAGTGGTTGTAGTCCATCGACCATTATCATATGTTGGTATAACTTTATTCATTTATAATTTTAGCAAATATCATATCTATGTTAACTAATATACAGTTATCACCATCATGTTTCATGTTAATACCTGTTGCGTGTTCATGATATTTAACCGTATCTCCAACTTTTAAAGTATCAACATCTTCACCTACAGCAATAACTTCTGCTATAAATTCTTTTTCAACTTCTGTCTTTATTATCTTTGTTCCTGGATAATATTGAGACGGTTGGGCATCTTTTATCAGAACTTTTTTCCCCAGTGGTACTATCTTCATTTTTATCTTGTTTTATTGGTTTCTCTTTTTTCCATTTTGGTTCATCCCAATAAAGGAATGTAAGTTTATTTTTTTTATTGGTCATATGCTAACCCTCCACCGCCTCTTACAGATGTTGTTTGTTCATCTTTAAGATCTTTATAGGCACCTTTAAATGATTGTCTAATTGCATCAAAATCTTTTGCTACAGCTCTAATTTGGCTAATATTCCCATCTCTACCATCTGTGATTTGTGTGTTAGCCATATATGTGGCCATATTATCTAAAGCTTTTTTTATTCCCATATATGCCCTAGATGTTGGTGTTTCATACATTTTAGCGCACATATCTAAAGCATATCTAATTTTAGGATCTTCAGGAGACTCTTCTAAACCTACTTCTTCTATAATCATATCTTCTTTTTCATGTTCAGGTAAATTAAAGAATGGGTTTAAATCAGGATCCGGACATGTCATATAAAATAAATAAGTATATATTGGCATATGCGTATCTGGATATTCATCCATTATTTCTTTTAAAAAATTTAAAGTGTAACAATGTTCAGTCACAATAACACTATTATTCTGTACATCAAATAATTTCACTATCATACAAGAGTATTTTTACTTTGTTTTAACCAATTAATAATGCTTATAACTTCATTTTTTAAGTAAGGCATGTCATACATTACAA